TGATTTGTAATCAGTGGGTTGCGGGTTCAACTCCTGTCACCAGCTCCAAAAATAAACGCACGAACGATGAAAATGAATCGTTCGTGCGTTTTTCTTTTTGCTTGAAATACCTTGAAATCTCATGAATGAACGTAATAATCTAACAAGCAATCTAACAAATCAGTACTTCATCTTCTGCATTTCCTGCAACAAATAGGTTGGATCGTTGTGGGACACGTACTTGTTGGCCGTGGTGGAGAAATTTTTGTGCCCGAGGATTGCCTGCACTGCGGTCTTTTCCAGACCACACTCCACCATCTTGCTGCTGGCTGTATGGCGCAGCGTGTGTGGATGCACGCCCTCTATATGGCATTCCTGCATCAACGCCCGGAACTTTGTAGCCACGTTGCGCTTATCCAGCTTTGTGCCGGACTTGGATGGGATCAGCCATCCACACCCGCTGTCCAGCATCCAAAAGGCAATAATCTTGTAAATGGGCTCAAGGATAGGGATGATGCGATTCTTGCCTGCTTCTGTCTTTTCGCCGCCCTGCATGTACCGCTCTTTCAGGTGCACATCGTCGCAGCGCATGGAAAGCAGCTCATCGATGCGCATGCCGGTATAAAGCAGCACCATTGCGATTTGAGCCGTCTGCCCAAACTTCGGGTCATTCTGTCGGCTGCTGATCTGCTCGATCTCTTGGGCGGTCAGGGTGCGCTCTGCTTTTCCTGTAGCCGCCGGGAGCTGCAGCAGCATAGCGTAATTTTTGTTTATGATGTCCTGCGCCATTGCCCACTCGCAGATCTGGCTAAAAAGTGTGCGCTGCTTTTCGCAGGAGCTGCGGGAGAGCCCCTTTTCCACCATTGCGTCAATGACCTGTTGATAATCTGCCGCTTTCAAGTCCCGCAATTGTCGGTCGTATAGCGGAGCAGCCTTTGCATAGGCCAGCTCGTACCCCTTTTGCATGTCCGTGCTGAGCTTGTCAAATTTGGGTTGCGCTTTCCATTGCGCATAGGCATCCGCAAAAGTGCACTTCAGACGCGCTGCGGGCGTGTTCTGAGCGTTGTAAGCGTCTAATGCTTTTACAGCTTCGCCTGCCGTTTCAAACGTCCCCAGAACGTCCCTTTTGGCTGTAAGCGCAACATACGGTCTTGCCCGCGCTCCGCTCAGTTTATACACGCTGCCGCTGCCCTTAGGACGGCGGCGCTTTTTTCTTTGCTGCGGGGCGGCTTCCGGCTGCTTCTTCCCGCACCACGGACAAAAAGAAGCACCATCCGGGATCTCTTTCCGGCAGCATGGCCTCACGCATTTCATGGCTTACTCCTTTTTCTGCCCGATATATCCGAAGGCGCCATTTTCGGCAGCGGCCCTTCCGGCCTTGTAGTTGATCTTCAGGTCGTCAATGGGAGGGTGCGGAGCGTCCGGGCATGGGTCTAATCCCATGCTCTGGGCAAAGTTGTATTGGTCGATGATTGTTCCGCATATGCTGACCCGGTTATTGAGCGGGCAGTGCAAATTTGCAGCTATCTCCGATATGACAGCAGGCGGGCTGCTGCCGTGACTGCCTTTCAGTATGAAGAGAAGCAGCCTTTTTGTCAGCGGCGGCAGTTTTACCACGATACGGCGCAACTCCGCGTTTAGCTCATCGTCCGCCTTGCCGTCATCCGGCACTTTGTACAGATCCGGGTGGGTCATCTCCATGAACACCGTGATGGGCGACACCCCACACGCCGTGCACCAGTCCATGATCTCGTCACTGTCCGGGCTGGTGCATCCTTTTTCCCAGCTCTGCACGGTGCGCTCTCCTTTTTCGATGCGCCTTGCGATCTCCGCTTGGCTCAGGCCAGCAGACACCCGCGTTTTTGCAAGTGCCTTTCCGATTTGGCTCGCTGTAAAATAACTCATACTTTCACCCCCATAAAACCAGTGTGTTTTTAACAAAAAATGGCGCAGAAAAAGTCTGCGCCATTCGACAAATTTTATCCGTATTTTGTTTTCCAACGGCGCATGGTAAAATCTGGATTATAAATCGTAGATGTGCACAAAAGAAAGGAGAAAACAAAATGGATTTTGAGCAAAGAAGCAGTAAAGAGGTTGAAATGACCATCATCGACGGAATGCCCGCCAGCATCCTGACCGGCACCGACCACACCCCTGCACCCTGGGAGGAATGAGTTATGAAAAAGCTGTCACACTTTCGCACCCATGCCCGTGCCCTGCTGGCCTGCTATTTGGATATGACCCCGGAGCAGCAGCGCCTTGCTCGCGCTTACATTCAAAATAAGGCCCTGCCGGAGGTGCAAGCCCTGCATAACGCAGCCGGTACGCCCGGCGGGGCGCTGGCTGCTGACCTGTTGCAAAATTTGCAACAACCTTGCAACCGCGAATAACAACGTGCATTTTTTGCACATTGCTCGTGCATGTCGCGCGTATCGTGCAAATACGCATTTTTTTGTGGATTTTTCCACCGAAAACAATGCTCGAATGGGGATTGACGTCAACAACCAACGGTTTTATAATATGGTTGTGAACAGGTTTACAGGCCAAGCAACTGAGATTTCTTTGCGTTGTACTCCGCTTCCGTGATGGCCCCCATATCCAGTAGCTGCTTAAACTTCAAAAGTTCATCGGCGGAGCAGGGGGCAGCCGGAGCAGTGCCCTGCGGCTGTTCTGGAGAGCCTTTGCAGCTCTTGAGAAATGCAGTCATTCCACCGGGATAAACCGTTGTCGGCAAGCTGCTTTCGCCCAGTGGAAGAGCAAAGTGGATAGATATGCTCTCTTTACTGCGGCCCTTGCGGGTCTCTGTTTTAGCGGTGGCAGCGCCCACGATCGCACCCACAGGCCCGGCAACGGCTGCACCAATCACGGCACGGCCAATACCACCCTTTGTCTCTGTCACCGTCAGATCGTCAGGCGCGTCAGATTCATAACAGGCGACTTCATCAAAGCTGTAGATCATGCGAGGGCCTTTATCACCACTGCGGTGTCCAATGCAAAACATCCGGTTGGGTTTGTCAATCGACACAAAGAGCGCGTCACCATCATAGATGGAATCGGTTTCTTTGAACGTTTTTCGGCGGCTTTCCAGTGTAGCCCAGTAGTCCGCAAGGGCAGCTGTCGGTTGCTTTGCTGCCCGGATGCCCAATTTTGAAAAGAAAAAGTTGCTGCACCCGGCACAGATCGGGCCGTCCGCGCTCTTCTCGCGGTTCAGCAGACCCAACTTGCCGCCGCAGACAGGACAGGCATTTGCCATAATAAGCACCTCACATATACAAAAATAGGCAGCCAACCAGCTGCCGAAAAGCTAAATTATCAAGGAAAACGCCAAAGGGGGAAAATAAAGTGCAAGAAAATAGCGCAAAGTTTGCAAGTTGTGGTACAATGGAAGAAAAAGAAAAGTGCCGCCTCAAAGCTTTATTTTCTTTTCTGTCGGCACAGGAAAAACAAGAGGTGCTTTCCTATGCGGAAAGCCTGCTCAACAGCAGAAAGGAGTAAATCTGTGGATAAGTACGAGATTGAACTAGGCCGGTACAAAACCAGAATTTTTGCTCTTCTGGCAACGGAAGCGTCCGGACTGCCCGGAATCAAAAGCGAAGAGTGCGCAAATTGCGACCACCGGTGCTCTCTTGAAATCGGGTGTTACTGCTTCAACTACGGATGCGGAAAGGGCAAGACCACGGAAGAGCTACACGAAGCATTTGACCGCGTTTGTGATGCCCTTAAAATTTCTGACCGAAGATGGTCACCAGCAAATCCAATGCGGCCTGAAGTATTTGATTCTCCCGATCTGCTCGAAGTTCTTGAAGATAGGCTTCTCCAGCTAGCGGAAGAGAATAAATGTACTCGCTGGGAAGAAAACCACCCACCCCGTCAGGAATGTACTCTTTGCGGCGCTCATCAATCAGGCCGCGGCCCTTCAAGTTCTGAATATACCGATTCTGGCCGTTGAAACTGAAATCCTCGCCGGAAATGAGACAGACTTCGTGCTGGTCCATTTTCCCGTTGTGCTTCTCCATATATAATAGGAGCGCCAGACTCTTTTTGTCCAAAAACTCAGCCATTGGAGTTTTCCTTCCTCTTTGCAACCTTAAATTCCATATACTCCAGCAGATCTGCACGGTCTGCATCGGTCATCTGACTTAGCAGCGCGTCAAACCTTGCGTCCAGCCCACTCCCTTCACCGGGGGCGGGCTTTTCTTTTTGCTCTTCGCCGGTCAAGTCCTCCCGTGCAACGCCAAAATAGACAGCTAACTTTTCTAACGTCACTTCTGAGGGCTTCTTTCCTTTTTTCCATCCAGTTGCTGCCGCATTGGAAAGGCCTATTTTTTTCGACACGGCAGTTGGAGATTCTTGTCGAGCAGCACACAGCTTCAAATAGTTTTCGTAAAAAATGCTCATAACAGCACTCCGTTTCTGTGCATATCCACGAAAGCTAGCAAAGTTAGTAAAAAATGTTGACAACTAACTTCGCTAGCTGTATAATGCTCTTGTCAGTTGAAATAGTTAACAAAACACAAAGCCCCGGCGTGAACCCGCCTAAGCTGTTTTTACTTGTATTCTGCAACTACATAGTAACACACTTTGTAAACTTTTTCAACTGGTATTTGACACGGCGACAAGAAAAAATCTGCCTGCGGTTGTTTCACAGACAGACTTTTCACCGATTTGTCACCAGAACGCACTTGCACCCCGGCGGTAATGCAAACATGCGCGTTTGCACGTCTTTTGCGCCATGCGCGGCGTAAAAGTAACGCCGGGGCTGCAAAAACAACTTGCAGGGCTATGGGTACGCCGCTTCCTTTGGCGGGTCGGCACCGCCTTGTAAGCCCTAGCGCTTCACGCACATGCTCGTGTCTGGAACTGGCTGGCTCAAAAGTTTGGTCATCGAAATCACCTGCCTTTTGAATCAGTTTAACTAGGAGCCTTGAACAGTATAGCAAATCGGTGCGCCGTTGTCAATTTTGTTTCAACTTACGTTTTAAAGGAGGTGTGAAAGTGCCTGAAAAATGGACAGGCCGTTTAGTAGGCCGGATGCACAACAACCAGATTACAGTAGACGACGTAGCAAAGCATCTTGGATTTTCGAGAAGCTACTGTTCACTGATTTTGAACAGCAAGCGCAACCCTCCCGGCATTCGGGAAAAGATGGAAACTGCCGTCAGCGAGATCATCAAGGAAAAGGAGGACAAAACGGCATGAGCGAATTAAACAATCTCATCCCCATTAGCTACGACAACCCGGAGCGCCCCACGGTGAGCGGCCGGGAGCTGCACGAGTTTTTGCAGGTCAAGACAGCCTATAAGGACTGGTTTCCCCGCATGGTGGAGTATGGCTTCACCGAGGGTGAGGATTTCAACTCGCTCAAAATTGAGCGGGTTCAGGACGAGGGCGGACGCAAAGTCAGCCGAATACTCGATGACCACCAGCTCACCATCCCAATGGCCAAAGAGCTGTGCATGATCCAGCGCAACGAACGTGGCAAGAAGGCCCGGCAGTATTTCTTGGCCGTGGAGGCGCAGTGGAACAGCCCGGAAGCGGTAATGCGCCGTGCGGTTCTCATCGCTCAGAGACAGAACGACCAGCTCAAGGCCGCCAACCGCCAGCTTCTGGCAGAGAACAACGACCTGAAGCCGGATGCAGAGTATGCCCGGGCGGTGTGCGTGGGCAAGAACTGCCGCACCACTACCAGCTTTGCCAAGGATTACGGCCTGAGCGCCGAGAAACTCAACAGCATCCTTCACGGCCTGAAGATCCAGTACAAGACCAGCGACGGGCAGTGGGTGTTATACGCAAAGTATAGCGGCAAAGGTTACACCAAAAACCGCAAATCCACGCCGTTCCAGCACAAGAGCACCGGCGAGTGGGACACCAAGAACACCACCGTATGGACGGAAGCCGGACAGCGCTTTATTTATGAGCAGCTCAAGGCCGTGGGAATGCTGCCCAGCGTGGAGCGCAAGCAGAGCGTGGAGCAGATGGAGCTTGACGCCCGGCAGCACAACCAGGACGGCGTGGCGTAAGCAATATATTTTGGAGGTTACTATTATGAAAAAACTGCATGTGAAAGCTACGTTTATTGAGCCGGTGCTGGGCACCTGGCCTGCAAACCCCAATGTGGCCCGCGAGTTTATCGCCAGCAAGTCGCCGGATGCTGCAACTATCGAGGATGAAGTAGCGGCTCTTGGCCCCGATGCGGTAGCTGACAAGGGCATGACCGTTTTCCCGCGTGACCCGGACGGCAATCCGATTTTTTACGATTACCAGATCAAGGGCATGTTTAAGGATGCTTGCGGCATGCTTTCCCGCATCGGCGGCAAGACCGAAACCGGCAAGAAGAAGGCCGTGAACGAAAGCGGCAAGCTGACCGCTTACAAGAAGGTCATTGACGGCCTGATCTTCGTTCAGCCCCGCATGATTCCCATTCATGTGAACGGCGAGATTACCGACTGCCAGCGTCCGTTGCGTGCCCAGACCGCACAGGGCGAGCGCGTGAGCCTTGCCAACAGTGAGCAAATCCCGGCGGGCAGCACTTGCGAGTTTGACGTGACCCTCCTTGACGACAGCCACGAAAAGGTTGTGCGTGAGTGGCTGGATTACGGCCAGCTCCGGGGCATTGGCCAGTGGCGCAACAGCGGAAAGGGCCGCTTTACCTACATCGCTTATGAGGTGAATGCCTGAGAGCAAGGGCATGGCATTGACGGCCCTGATTCGCGGAGGCATGGTACGGCGACGCGTGGCGAAGGAATTGAATGGCAAGGCATGGTGTGGCGAAGCAAGGCGCAGAATTGCAACGGAAATGCTCTGCATTGAGTTGCAAAGGCAGAGCAAGGCTGAGAGGTGCGTGGCAACGGCTATGAGGTGAACTGCTGTGCAGTGGCACTGAGAAGCACAGACAGGCAAGGCAAAGGCGGAGCAGAGCATGGCGACGCGAAGGAATGGCAGAGAAAAGCGCTGATGTGATTTGCAAAGGAAAAGTGGTGCACCGTAACGATTCGCTGCGGCAAGGTTTTGCTTCGGATGCATTGGCATGGCAACGCGACACACCGCGACGGCAAAGCAAAGAGAAGGCATTTTATTGAACATTTTATTAAAAGGAGAAACGAGCATGAAAAAAGTTATTGTTGGCGTAGCGTCCGTATTGGCAAGCGCTTTGCTGATGGCCGGATGCAATAAGCAGGTCATCGATTTGACTTATGAATACAACTGGGCACAGCTGAAAATGCCCGATGGAACGATTGTCGAGGGCAAGCTGAATAGTTGGGACGATTACGAGGGCGACCAGCTGCAAGTGAAAATTGACGGTGTGACCTATCTGGTTCATTCGTCCAATGTTGTGCTGCGTCATTGATGCAAGGAGGATTTTTATGAAAACCACGATGCGCGATAAAGTTTGCCAGCTGATTGGCAAGTATCAGTATCTCGAAGACTATTACAAAACGAAAGCGGCCATCCAAGCACAAAAGAGCTTCTTAGACGGCGGCTTTATCATCCGGCTTGCAGAGCCTGCGCAGGCAGATATGTGCGGCCAGTTCTTGACCGATTTGAACAAGCTGCTGGAAGAGGACGAAGCTGCAGCAGCCCAGGATGACCCCCGCAAGACCGCCCCAGCGGGCAAGTGGTGCACGGAATCAGCGGCACAGGCAGCTGAGAGAGTCGCAAAGGAGGCGCGGAACAATGGGTGAAGTACTATTGATCATCATCGCGTTTGCCGCCCTTCTGGGCATCTCGTGGGGCGTTACCTGTGCCGCCGTGTGGGCCATCTGCGCATTGATGCACTGGACGTTCACCTGGGCCGCCGGAACGGCGGCGTGGATCGCGCTCTGGCTCATCGGCAGCTTTGGCAGCTCTAAGAAGTGAGGCCGAGCCGTGAAGAAGCACTACAACAAGCGCTGGCTTGAACAGCGCTGGGATGCAAGGCAGCCGGAGCGGTTGGAGCATATCCAGATGAAGCGGAAGCTGAGAGAAAAAAGGAGGGGTGCGGCAATGAAGCCGAGCATGGGAATTGCAGAGTGCTGCCAGATCATGCGTGACAATAACATTTCGGTGAGCGAGCCGATCTTTACTGGTATGATTCAGGCCGGCAGCTTCCCGGCATGGGCGGTGCCGTCTATTGACACCAAGAGCGCCGCCCCGCTGATCTCACGCGCCGGATTTATGGCGTGGATGAAGGATTTCTACAAACTTGAGAAGATCTACACAAAGGAGGACCCGAAAGAATGAAACTAAAATCCACTACTTACTACTGGCTGGCTGTCATTTTTGGCGGCGTTGGAATGGGTGCAGCTATGGGCGCAGAGGGTACCGCGCAGACCACCGGATACATCTCCGGCACGCTGTTTGCGGTGTCGCTGGTGCTGATTTTGGCCGCTGTTCTGCTGGCTCGTCTGGGCTTTGCCGCAGAGGACAGGGAGAGAGCCGCAAAGCGGCGCAAGTATGGCAAGATCAACCGCACCCACGCCCGTAACCCGGAGTATCCGGAGAATCAGGAGCGCGGGGCATGATGACTGCTAAAGAGTACGTTGAGGACAAAGTCAAATCCTACACGCGGCTTGCAGAGCGCTGCACGCTACGGCAAAGGCCGTATCAAAGAGATTTTGGCCGCACAAAAGAAAAAGCAGCCCGCTGATGTTGGCGCACCGGCAGGCTGCAAGGGTTGATGGATTTTACAGGTCACATCAACCCGAAGATAACACATTTTCGGAGGTTTTACAAGATGGAAAAAAATTATGTTGAGATTCAGGGCCGCTTTTCCAGTGACGGCAGGTTTGTGGGCGGGAACTATGTCCCGGAAGTCATCGACAAGCTGATGAACGATGTCTATTCTACCCTCGGTCAAGCAGGAAGCCTGTACCGCCTGCGCGTCACGGTCGAGGTCGAAGATCTGGGTGCCGAGGTCAAGTTCGGGAAGCCTGCAAGCGAAACGCAGCACTCCCCTGCCCCGCAGCGTTTGACCGCTGGAAAGCTGATTCCTGCACCGGACATCTCCCCTGCCGCCATTGACCCGGCACCGGAGGTAGCAGTATGAATCCGATGTATGATCTCGCCCTTGACGGCTACGGCCCGGCACTTGAGCCGCCGGACGACTACTATTTCCTGCCGCGAGGGGCAGAACAGACCGAAAATCAGGAGGATGAAGAGTAATGGAAAGCACAAGCATTTACGCCGCTCTGGCCGCTGTGCAGAGCGAACTCAAGGCCCCGAAAGGGCAGATGAACACCTTCGGCGGGTACAGGTATCGTTCCTGTGAGGACATTTTGGAAGCAGTGAAGCCTATTCTCAAGGCTCATAACCTGCTGCTTACGCTCTCCGATGAACCGAAGGTTCTTGAGGGGTGGCACTACATCGAAGCCACTGCAAAATTGGAATCTCTGGATGGTGGCTGCATTTCCGTGAAGGCATACGCAAGAGAGCCGGAGCAAAAAACCAAGATGGACGCTGCACAGGTGACGGGAACATCCAGCAGCTACGCCCGCAAGTATGCCCTGAACGGCCTGTTCTGCATCGACGATACCAAGGATGCCGACACGGACGAGTATCATGCGGCAGAAGGTCGAAACCCCGCAGGTGTGAACAAGCCGCAGAAGCAGCCCGCACAGGAACAGCCCTTTATCTGCGCCTGCTGCGGCAAACCACTTCAGCCGGTGTCTTATAAGAACCGCACCGTGGAACCGGCAGAGACCGCCGCCAGCACCAAGAAGAAGTTTGGGCGCATCCTGTGCTGGACGTGTGCCCAGAAGCAGCCGAAGGAGGGCTGATCTATGCTGAACACGATTGCAATTATGGGCCGCCTGACCCACACCCCGGAACTCCGCACCACCACAAGCGGCAAGGAGGTCTGCTCCTTTGACATCGCTTGCGAACGCAGCTACTCTGCAAACGGGCAGCGTGAGACGGATTTTATCCCCTGTGTGGCGTGGGGCAAGACGGCGCAGTTCATCTCCCAGTATTTCGACAAGGGCAGCATGATCGCCGTCAATGGCAGCTTGCAGACCCGGAAATATCAGGACAAGCAGGGCAACAACCGCACTGCCTATGAGATTCAGGTGCGTGAGGTCAGCTTTTGCGGCTCGAAAGCCCCTGACAGCACGTCTACACGGGGGTTTGATGAACAGACGGAAAGTTATGCCAGCGAAGCTAGAAACGCTCAGAGCGCCCAGCAGGCGGCTGAGACCGGCACGGACGATTTTGCCGTTATCAACGACGATGAAGATTTGCCGTTCTGAGCGGCAGAAATGAGGGAGAGAAAAATGCCAGCAACAAGAAATATTATGCCGGAAGAGGTGCGCAATGCAAAGCTTCTTCTCAGCAAGGGCCTGTCCGATGCAGATGTCGCAGCCATTAGAGGTTAAGATCATTGATCTGTAAAAACCCAAGAAAACCCATCGGTTTTTTTTAAAACCATTTGGTTTTCAAAAACGGAAAGGAGGTGGTTAGTGGTGGACGATATCGAAATGTCCCGCCCGAAAGGGCTGCTGATCCTGTTCACATCGTTCAAGATGTTGGATATTCTGCCAGATTCAGAGTTCCGTCATGTCGTGAACGCTATGCGGGCCTATGTGGAAACCGGGAGCGAACCGGAAGGCCTTGAGCTTATCGAACAGGTGGCGTTTGAATCCCAGCGGGAAGCAATGAACGGGAGCATTGAGACGTACCAACGCTCTATTTTTGCAAATCGACAAAATGGTAAAAAAGGCGGAAGGCCCAGAAAATCCACTGAAACCGACGGGATTGCAGAAGAACCCACAGAAACCCATGGGTTTTCCGAGAAACCCACAGAAACCGATAAAACCTATAATAAAAACAAAAATAATAATAATTCAGATACTAAAGTATCTGATAGTAGTAGCGCTGAAGCACTGCCCCCTACAACCAAGAACAGGTTTTCACCGCCAGATGTTGAAACGGTGAAAAGTTACTTTGCGGAGAAGGGTGGCACAGAAACGCAGGCTATTCGGTTCCATGCCTATTACGAATCCAACGGCTGGAAGGTGGGCCGGAATCCCATGAAGAACTGGAAAGCAGCAGCATCCGGGTGGATATCCCGCGATAGGGATGAAGCAAAAAAGGCGAATGCCCCGCGCAACCGGGCGTTCATGGCAAGCCGCCCGGCAGAGGAAGCCGAAAATGCAAAGAATTTTCTGGCAGACGCAGCCCGGCGAAGGCCGTTGAAAAAGCAATAGCCGCTACATATGCGCTCAGACCGGCATACGCAGCTCTCTGAGCATGGTTTTAGGGTAAACCGGCAAAGTTATACTACAAAACGCAAAACGCCGTTCAGGGCCGTTTCTCGTGCTCTGAACGCATGGAGGTAAAAAGCACTATGAACCTGTATGAGATCAACTCGCAGATTTTGGACTGCATCGATCAGGAAACCGGCGAGGTTATGGACATCGACCGGCTGGAAGAGCTGAACATGGCAAAGGCCGAGAAGGTGGACAACATCGCCTGCTGGGTAAAGAATCTCGAAGCCGATGTTGCGGCCTTTGAAGCGCAGGAAAAGGCTTTTGCTGACCGCAAGGCAGCCGCAAAGCGCAAGATCGACAGTCTCAAGCACTACCTGACAGATGCTCTGGGTGGGCAGAACTTCAGCAGCGACCGGTGCGCGGTGAGCTTTCGCCGCAGTAAGGCCGTCTGCGTGCTGGATGAAGCTGCTGTTCCTGCTGAGTACATGACCGAGATGACCACCCGCACACCCAACAAGACGGCCATTGCGGCCCTGCTCAAGACCGGCACGGCGGTTCCCGGCTGTGAGCTGGTGGAACGCGTGAACCCGTCCGTGAAGTGATGGGAGAAGGATCGCAGGCCGATATCACCACCGCCCCGCGTGAAGCTGCAAGGCTGCGGGCAAGGGAGCCGACAAGGAAGGAGATTGAAAAATGAGCGAATTTATCGACCGTGAAAAAGCCATCGCCAATATCAAAGCGGCATATTGCTGTGGCTGCGAACATTACAACGGCGTAAGATGCCGCGCGTGTCAGATTATGGACGCGATGGATGTGCTGGTAGATGAACCGGCAGTGTCTGTGATTGACGCGGAATCTAAGAAAAAGTACCTGACCGACTGGAAAGACGGGCTGGACGGGAGCGGAAATTGGGGGTACTCGTACGCAATCAGGGCAGAGCAAACGGTTCAGGTGCTGGATACCACACTGAACCACATTGGTTACATGCTCAAGGAGAACAGCGGGGTGCAGACCGATGGTAAAACTTGAGCCCTGCAAAGACTGCCCTGACCGGCACCCGATCTGTCACGACAGCTGCCCACGGTACGCCGAGTACAAGCGTCAACTGAAGGAGCAACGTGCATACACGAAAACCAGGAATGCGCTGGAGTGCATCAGCAAGAACGCATTTAATCAGGAATTTTGGATGGGAGGAAGAAAACGGTGAAAGTGTTGATTGCCTGTGAGGAATCGCAGGAGGTCTGCAAAGCATTCCGGGCGAAAGGTCACGAAGCCTATTCCTGCGACCTGATTGAGCCGTCCGGCGGGCATCCAGAGTGGCATATTCTCGGTGACTGCTTAAAGGCCATCGAGGGGGGGGCAGGTCGTGACCATGGACGGAACCGTGCATGACGTGCCTCGCTGGGACATGATTATCGCATTTGTCCCCTGCACAAAGACGAGCAACGCGGGAGCAAGACACCTGTACAAGGGCGGCAAGCTTAATCTTTCCCGGTATTACGAGGGACTGTGCGGCAAGGCACTTTTCCTCGCCGTTTGGGCGGCAGACTGCGAAAAAGTAGTGATTGAGAATCCTACTCCCAGCAAGATTTTTGATTATCCAAAGCCTACGCAGGCAATCCAACCATATGAATATGGGCATCCCTACAGCAAGAAAACGCTGCTGTGGGAGCGCGGTGTGCCGCCGCTGCATCCGACAGACATCGTGGAGCCTATGGCAACATGGTGCCCGTCCGGCTCCTACTCGCACAAGCACGGTGAGCAACACAAGGGGATGTTTACCACTGACCGCGCAAAGAACCGGGCAAAAACTTTTCCGGGCGTTGCAAAGGCTATGTCCGAGCAATGGGGGTAAGCAGATGAAACCAAAAACCAAATCTGAACTGATGGTCGAGTGGGCCAGCCAGCCCGACCAGCTCAAAAGAGAGCGGGAAGTCAAGGATGTCCGCAAGGCGATGGACGATGCCCGCGCCGTGATGCAGGACGGTCTGAACCGGTACGTCAAGAAAAAGACCAAAGCCCGCAGCATGGCAAAGGCTGAAGCTGACCCCTTTTCTGAGCTGGAAGGCTGGGAAAGCATGGAGCAGATTCAGGATGCCTACGGCTATGGCGAGATCACCGCCGACAGGCGGGACAAACTCACCGACCTTTGGGAAGCCCGGGAAGCTGCCAGGAACAGCCGCAAGGGCGCGGACAAGTACCACGACCTTGTGACGGAGATGCTGGAAACGGCCATCCGCCGGGTGGGCAATGAGTACGTAGATATGCTGTTTGAGTATGACCAGCAGCGCAGGAAAGCAGAAAAGCAGTGCGAGCAGCTGGCAATGGAAGGGATGATGAAAAAATGAAAGCTATCTTGCTGAGCATCCGGCCTGAATGGTGCGACCTCATCATTCGTGGGCAAAAAACCATTGAGGTGCGCAAGACCCGTCCGAAACTGGAAACGCCGTTTAAGGTGTACATCTACTGCACCGGTCACGATGGCTGGGTTATGAAGTCGCCCAAGGCTGGCGTGCAGAAAATGGACAGCAGAGTGATCGGCGAGTTCACCTGCGACAAAATCGACAAGCTCGTCCACGTCGGAACGATGATGGACATAAGCATTTTGACATCGGACGGGTGGTATAAACCGGCAGATGCACTGCTTCAAGCCGCCTGCCTGACCGAAGAAACCGTTAAAAAATATCTGCAAGGTCGTAATGGCTACGGCTGGCACATCTCTGACCTGAAGATTTATGACAAGCCCAGAGACCTTGATGAATTTTCAAGATTTGGTTTTTGGAGAATGGGCAGACCAAATTGTGTTTGCGGAAATCGGCGTTGTGAAAACTATGAACCGTCTTATCACTACATGATTCCACCGACTTGCAAAATCGACGGATGCACCATTTGCCGTCCGCCTCAAAGCTGGTGTTACGTGGAGGACGGTGAATGAAGCTGACCATCTACGGCAACCCTGTCACCAAAAAAAACAGCCAGCGCATCCTGTACAAGTTCACAAAGTTCGGCAGAAAGACCCCATTCATAGCCCCTAGCAAGGCTTACGTGGATTATGAGACGGACTGTCTGCGGCAAATCAAAAGGCCGCACAGCCCCATCTCTGCCCGCGTGAACGTGAGGTGCGTGTACTACATGAAGACCGCCCGCCGGGTCGATCTGGCAAACCTCATCGAAGCCACAACAGACATTCTGGTAAAAGCCCACGTGCTGGAGGACGACAACAGCAAGATCGTTGCCGCACACGATGGCAGCAGGGTGGATTACGACAAACAAAACCCCAGAGTGGAGATCTGGATTGAAGAAATGGAGGAGTAATATGGGATTTGCAACGCTTGGCTTTTTAAGCTTTTGTTTTGTACTGTTTGCCGGATACTTGCTTATTCTTCGGCTTGCAATGGAAGAACCTGAAATTGTGATTCCGGCTGTAATCGTAGCACTTTCTATTTTTATTTTTTATACCACGGGAGGGAATGCGGCATGATCCACACATGGACACCTGACACCGACACGCCAAATCCCAGCACTGGCGTGGACTACCACACCGTCAAGTCGTGGTTTAAGCAGCTTCGGACTATGGACGACCGAATTGACCGTATCCAGCTGGACATCCGGCAATCGCATGACAAGGCCACGAAGTGCACTGCCAGCATGACCGGAATGCCCGGAGGATCCGGGCACGGAGACAAAATCGCATTTTGCGCCGAAGAAACAGACGAAAACGAGCGCAAGATGCAAGAGCTGCAATCCGAGCTAGAAGTTTTGCGGGTGGAAGCAAAGCGCAGAATCAAGTACATTGCAGGCACCAAAAGCAGTGACATGATGCAGGCATGCTTGTATGGCTACTACGTCCAGAACCAAAAGCAGATCGTCGTGGCCCGCAGTCTTGGTCTGCCAAACGAAAACCGCGTTTCTTTGTATGTGCGGGATGGATGCAAGCAGCTTGCGCAGATTTGGCATCAATTTATGTAATTTTCTTACATGTTGTCGTTATTGTTGTTACATGTGAGATGTGGTAAAATTGGTATAAGCGGAACCGCCGAAAGCGGTGAGACGCTTGCCACGCAGCCTCCGAAACGTGTCCCTTCTTGGCATTTTCCTCTTCCTCCTTTCAAGCTTGTAGGTTTTTGTTCTCTCTTCACGTTTCGCGGGCTGCTTCTATGCGATACACTGACACAAAGGCAGCCTGCCGCTCATGAGAGACAGGAGGCGGTTCGATTCCGCCGTATCGCACCGTATGGCGCATGGACTAGACAACCCGCAAGGCCGCACGTGCAACCTCCCGTGCCAAGAAAAGGCCTTAGAATCCTTGCCAAGGTGTAGCTTTCCTGACAGGATGTGCGCCAACCAACAGCCCCGGCGGCGAACCGGAGCTGTTTTTATATGGCCACCTGAGCGCAGTTTGGAGCGCGGCGCGTGTGTGTAGACACGGCTGGTTCGATTCCAAGGGCGGCTTTTATACTCCGGTAGCTCAAGTGGTAGAGCAGCGGTCTCCAAAACCGCATGTTGCAGGTTCGATCCCTGCCGGGAGTGCTTGCGTGCCCTATGATGGGGCCGCGCAATAGCGGGGCATCCGGCCGCGAAAGTTCCGGATGCAGCAGCGCCCACCGTTTGACGCATGTCCAACGAACTGAATGCACGGGTGCTGCTTATATGCCGCTATAGCTCAATTGGCAGAGCGCCGCCCATTTAAGGCGGGACAACGTTGGTGACACCACGGGAACATCACTGCACAGCCAACCACTGCGCACATCCATTCCGTGGGTGCTGGTTCAAATCCGGCTGGCGGCACATTCGATATTTTGACCGTTCGGATTTCCGGGCGGTTTTTCTTTTGCATGGGTTTAGAGAGGTGGTGGCGGTGAGCGCGAAGCGGCTGACAGACAGACAAAAAAAGAAGATCATCGCTGACTATGTGCAGCTGCAGAGCTACGCCAGAACCGCAAAGCTGAACGACGTGGCAGAAAGCACCGTGCGGAAAATCGTGAAAGATAATCCCAAGTGCGCGGATTTGTGCGCCTTAAAAAAAGAGCAGAACACGCAGGACATGCTTTCCTACTTAGGTAGCAAGCGCGGGGAAGCACAGGATCTTCTCGGGCTGTACCTTCAGGCGATGGCAGACCCTGACAAGATCGCAGAGGCAACGCTGCCGCAGCTGTCCACGGCGTTTGGCACCATCGTGGACAAGTTTGCTGTGCTGGGAGACCAGAGCGGCATAGAAGCCCCGGACGATGGCCTGCTTGAGGCTCTGAGCGCTGCCGCAGACATCAGCCCGCCGGATGACGTGGAGATGCTGCCGGAGGAAGAGGACGACCATGCGGAAAAGTAACGGTTTTCGTTGGAAAGCCCTCAGCCAGCGGCAAAAGCAGGTCTTGAGCTGGTGGACACCGCAGAGCACATACAGCGGCTACAACGGCATCATTGCCGATGGAGCTATCCGCTCGGGCAAGACCTTTGCCATGAGCTTTTCTTTTGTCCAGTGGGCTATGACCTGCTACAGCGGCCAACAGTTTGCCATGTGCGGCAAGACCATTGCCAGCTTCCGGCGCAACGTGCTGGGCACACTCAAGCAGCAGCTTGCAGCCCGTGGTTACAACGTCAAGGAGCATCGGGCAGAAAACTGCATGACCGTCAGCAAGGGCGGCAGAACCAACGAATTTTACTTTTTTGGCGGCAAGGACGAGAGCAGCCAGGACCTGATCCAGGGCATCACCCTTGCCGGGGCATTCTTCGACGAGGTGGCCCTGATGCCGCAGAGCTTCGTCAATCAGGCCACGGCCCGCTGCTCTGTCACCGGGTCAAAGTTTTGGTTCAACTGCAACCCGGGCAGCCCACAGCACTGGTTTTATCTCGAGTGGGTGCGGAAATGCCGTTCCCGCAAGATGATGTATCTCCATTTCACGATGGACGACAACCTGTCGCTTTCCGAGGACATCAAGGCCAGATACCGCAGCCAGTACAGCGGCGTTTTTTATCAGCGCTACATTCTTGGCCTGTGGACGGTGGCCGAGGGCCTTGTATATGACATGTTCGACCGCAAAAAGCACGTCGTTGACGAGTTGCCGGAGCTTTCGCCAAAGAGCGCCTATGTGGCGTGCGACTTTGGAACCCAGAACGCAACGACCTTTTTGCTGTTCCAAAAGCAGGCAGATGCAGACTGCTGGATCGTCACCCGGGAGTACTACTACAGCGGCCGCGAACAGAAGCGGCAAAAGACCGTGGGCGAGTATGTTGCAGACCTCAAGGCATGGCTGAATGGTCTCAAGCCGGAGAGGATCATTGCGGACCCGTCGGCCCTGCCGCTGATCACAGAGTTGCGAAAGAACGGCTTTACCCAGACGCCCGCAAACAATGATGTCCTGAGCGGCATTCTGGACGTACAGACCATGCTGCAGACCGGGCGGCTGAAAATATACAAGGACTGCAAGCACACGCTGGAAGAGTTTGGCGTGTACGCTTGGGACCCAGACAAAGACGACACCGTGCTGAAGGTCAACGACCACTGCATGGACGCTATCCGCTATTTCGTGCGCACAAAGCGCCTTGTGAAACTGAGGGATTGATTTTGAGCACTGTATACACATTCCAGACATTTCAGCAGGCGCAAGCCGCCGGGGAACAGCCTGATTTCATCCGGCGGCTCGTGCAGCAGCACTGCAGTTCCGGACCATACAAGATGGCACTGGACGCCGACCTGTACGACGCACAGAAAAACCCGGGGGCTGAACGCTTCGCGCAGGCTTACGCTTTGATGCTGAAACGCCTATCCAAAAACACCAAGCAAGACATCCTACACCCCGATATGGTCAAGAGCAATCTTTTCCGGCGGCTCAACAAGCAGAGAGCCACCTACTCCCTCGGCAACGGCGTGGTCTTTGCGGACGATGGCGTGGACAAGGGCAAGCTGGGGCAGAACTTTGATGAGCAGATCCAGAAAGCCGGATATTTTGCCCTGATCCACGGCGAGAGCTTTGGCTTCTGGAACAACGACCATCTGGTGGTTTTCAAGCTGACCGAGTTCGCTCCCCTGTACGATGAAAAGACAGGACTTTTGCAGGCGGGTGTGCGCTTCTGGCGGCTGAACCCGGACACGGATATGCACTATATCCTGTACGAGTTGGACGGCTTCACTGAGTACACGGAAAGCAAAATCGGCAATGTGATGCAAGAGACAACGCCGAAGCAGGCATACAAGAGCGTGACCGTCACCACACCCGGCGGCGGGCTGGAAAGCGTGGAGGGCGAAAACTACAGCGCCCTGCCAATTGTTCCACTGTGGGGCTCCGACCTGCACCAGAGCACGCTTGTGGGCTTAAAAGCCTACATTGACAACACCGATTTGGTGATGTCCGGCTTCTGCAATGACCTGCAGGACTTTTCGCAGATCTACTGGCTGTGCGAGAACTTCAACGGAATGACCGATGACGAGCTGCAGGAGTTCCTTGTCAAGCTGAATCTGTACCACATTGCAGGCGCAGACACCAGCGAGGGCGGCAAGATCACCCCCTACACCACCGAGATTCCTGTGACGGCCCGGCAGGCGCTGCTGGAACTGCTGCACACCCGGGTGTATGAGGACTTCGGCGGTCTGGATGTGCACTGTGTGAGCGCGGACAGCACCAACGACCATCTGGATGCAGCCTATGAACCGCTGAACCAGAACGCGGACGATTTCGAGGCTCAGGTCAAGCCGTTCATACGGCAGATCTGCGCACTGGCGGGCTTTGACAACGCTATGCCGGCATTCAACCGCAGCAAGATCACCAACACCGCCGAGCAGGTCGCAACGGTGATTTCTGAGGCATCCATCATCGGGCAGGACATGGCCATTGACCTGCTGCCCAACCTGACCCCGGAACAGAAGGAGCAGGCCAAGGCCGCACTGATGGCTGAGAGCGCAACACGAGAGACCGTGGACGAGGAGGACGACGAAGACGATGGCTGAAAACATCATCGGCAAGTTTGTTATTGAGCTGGACGAAAACGACAGGAAACTTTTGGAGCGGTTTGCAAATGCAGTCGAATTGATGCAGCCGACCACGATTGATTTGGACAATCCAAAAGTCCGCGCAGTAGGCGTTGACGAACTCGGAAACATCAAATGGGGACCCGCCGGGGAAAACAATGAACGACCGTGACCGCATCTCTACCCGCCAGCTGAACCGCCTGCGCCGTCGTATCCTCCGGGTGTACGGCACTGCCCGCCGGGAGATGCAGGAGCAGCTGACCGAGTTTCTGGCAAAGTACAAAGCGCTGGACGAGCGCAAACGGGCGCAGCTGGATGCAGGCGAGATCGCCGAAGACGACTACCGCATCTGGCTGCAAAATCAGGTCTTTCAGTCCGATTTGATGCGCGCCAAGCTGGACGGCATTACCCAGACCTGCACCACAGCCCAAGAGACGGCCTACAAGCTGGCCCGGGACGAGCAATACAACATCTTTTCCTTTGGCGCAAACTGGGCTTTCTACGAGCTGGAACAGGCCGCAGGCGTGACGTTCGGGCTGACCCTGTACAACACCGAAGCAGTCAAGCTGCTGCTGAAGGAAAACCCCAAGCTGGTGCCAAACAAGCGCATCAAGAGCGAGAGCAACCGCACCTATGACGCCCGGGTGTTCAACCGCTACGTCATGCAGGGCATCGTGCAGGGCAAAAGCGTCCACGACATCGCCGTGCAGGCCGTAAACGGCATGGCTGATACAGAGATCCACTGGGCTATGAACAACGCCATTACAGCCCTTACCAGCGCCCAGAACGCCGGGGCACTGCAGCAGATGCGCAACGCCCAGGCTTTGGGCATCGAGGTCAAAAAGCGGTGGAACTCCACCCACGACTACCACACCCGTGAGATGCACCGCCTGCTTGACCAGCAGACGGCAGAGCTTGACGAACCGTTCAAGGTCATGGGCTACGAGATTCAGCGGCCCGGCGACCCCAACGCGGCCCCGGAGATGGTCTACCACTGCCGCTGTGTGCTGTCCTCAGCGCTGGGCAAGTATCCCCGGCAGAACGCCATGCAGCGGGACAATGTGACCAAAGAAGTCACCCCCGTCATGGATTACACCGAGTGGTATAAATCCAAGGGCGGCACGGAAGCCGAACAAATGTGGTGGGCGGAAGAACGCAAGAGAAAGAAGGAAAATCAATGAGTACAGCCAATTTTTCAAAACGCGAAGAATATGACCCTCTGAAGCAGGCTAGGGATTCCATCACAGCTGCCATGAACGCTTCAAAAGTTTCAAAAGTACTCGGCATTCCGCTGCCAAAACCACTTGCGTGGCACCATATTGATGCTAGCGATGCGCTTCAACCCGGCTGGTATGAGTGTCCTGTATGTGGGTACAGGACACCTTGGCTGTTGGAAGCCTGCTCCCTTTGCGATACACTGCTAGAACCAGAATAAAAGTAAAGCTTGGAGGGATGAACCGTGATTCTGCCAATGGAAAACACCGAGAGAATGATTTTTCCGGGCGTGGGCAAGTATGGCATCCCTGAAATCAAGCCGGAAACGGACATCCGCATTGACAAGTTAGAATGGATCCCGGTCAATTATGCGCTGACAGCCAAAGACAAGGCCACAAAAGGCGTGCATTTTTACAAGGACGATTACCAGTTTGAGCGATTCTGGAACAACCCTGACAAATACATTCCCCTTTTGAAGCAGTTCGGCGCGGTATGTTCGCCGGATTTTTCGCTTTACAGCGATATGCCGCTTGCTGTACAGCTTTTCATGCACTACAAAAAGCACTGGCTGGCTGCATACTGGCAGGCGCACGGCATCCACGTCATTCCAACGCTCTGCTGGTGCGGTGAGCAAAGCTATGATTGGTGCTTTGACGGAGAGCCTAGAAACGCCATCGTGAGCATTTCGAGCCACGGCACACAATCTGACCCATACGAAGCAGAGTGCTTTGCCAAACACTGCCGCAAGGCGCTGGAAGCGCTGCAACCAAGCGGTATTTTGTGGTACGGCAAGTGTCCGGCAGAATTTGACTGGAACGTGACCAAAATCAAGCCATTTCAATACGAGAGGAGGCATTACCGTGAGTAAAAGAGGTTCAGGCAGCTTTGCGAGAGCGGTCGGCGGAAGCGCTGATGAGCACAAGTTTGAATCATTTGTAAATGGCCGCTGGATAACAGACGACAGAAAAGTTGAAGCAGAACGGCAAAGAAAGCTTGCGACTATTGTTGACAATTCGAGATATAAGAAATCACACAACGAAACCATTGACTTTGTAAAAAAGCAAGTTGGCGTTGACCTTAACAAATACAGAACTGGTGATGGTTCTGAACCTTACATGACAACATTTTGGGAAAAAGGCCCAAAAGTTGCATTTGATTTCAAAGGAATGTCTCGCGGCGACTGGGACAAGTTAATGCAGCTAACAACAAAGCCGTATGGCGTTACTTTTGAACAGGGCAATGCGTGGATTGGCTACATCTCCAGAAAGAAGAAAAAGTGAGCCATGAAATTTAACTACGACATCAAATTCACCGACAACACCCCGCAGCTGCATGAGGCGCTGGACTCGTGGGCGGAGCGGGTGCTGACCATCTGGGGCATGAAAGTGCAGGACTACGCCCAGCTGCTTGTGCCTACCGGCACGGCAGACAGCACTGGCATTGAGGGCTACGTGGGCGGCGCGCTTAAGCAGAGCCTGACCTTTGCCCTCGACCTCGCAAAAAAGACCGTGACCATCGGCAGCAACCTGTTTTACAGCGTGTATGTGGAGCTTGGCACGGGCATCTTTGCCGAGAAGGGCAACGGACGCAAAACGCCGTGGGTCTGGAAGGACTTCAACGGCAAGTGGCACTTTACCCGGGGCATGGCACCCCGCCCGTTCCTCCGCCCGGCGGTGGAAGATCACATTGACGAGCTGCGAGAGATCGCAGTGGAAGAAGGAAACAAGGAGGTGTAAGTATGGATAACAACGTTTATACCGCTCGATTTGAATGTAGTTGTACCGTTGAAGATTTCAAAAAATTTCAAGAGTTAGTTCAAGAGACGATAGAGAGAAACAGTTTTCAGGGTGTTGACCTGTCTCCATTTTACCAGCAGGAGGTAAAAGAACGGATTCTTTTGGTTGAAATGCAGAAAGCAAGAGAACATCTTCAGGAACTTTGCGATAATGCGTATGGAAAAGGGAATCGCGTTATTATGGTAGCTGCTCAGAAATCAATTTAATACTCAGCGGTTGGCGCACAGCGTCAGCCGCTTTTTTATGCCGCTTTCGCTCAATGGTAGAGCTGCTGATTTGTAACCAGCGGACGCGGGTTCGATTCCTGCAAGCGGCACCACACCGGCAGCACGTCCGGCAAATAAAAACCTTATTGCCAAGCATGGCAGCCCGAGCAAGGGCAGAAAGGACTATCACATGGCACTCAAAAGAGCTGACATCCGCACGATTCTGGAGAACCCCGAAACCTCCAACGATGACAAGGCAAAAGCCATTCTGGACGCCCTGCACAAGGAGACGGACGAACTCAAGGACCAGCTGGATGCAGAAAAAACAGCCCGCACACAGGCCGAGAAAGACCGGGACGCAGCCAACGGTGGCAAGGAAGCCGCCGAAAAGGCGCTGACCGACTACAAGGCCCAGCAGACCCAGAAGGACACCCACGCAGCCAAGGAAGCCAAGTTCCGGGAGCTGCTGAAGTCCGCCGGGGTGCTGGACAAGTATGCTGATCGGGTCGTGCGGCTGTCCGGCGAGGACATCGACAAGCTGGAGCTGGACGATAAGGGCGATGTCAAGGACGCCAAGAAGCACACCGACAGCCTGAAAGCTGATTGGAGCGACTTCGTAGGCACTACGACCACCACCGGCGCAAAGGTGGACAACCCGCCCACAAACGCCGGCTCCAAAATGACCAAAGACCAAATTTTTGCAATCAAGGACGCCGGCGAGCGCCAGGCGGCCATTGCAGCAAATGCCGACCTTTTCACGGGCGGCGGAAAGGACTAACACATGGCAACAAAGACCAATCTGATCACCACTACCGAGATCACCGTCAACCCCCGGGAAATCGACTTTGTGACACGCTTCCAGCGCAACTGGGAGCACCTGCGCGAGATCATGGGCATCATGCGTCCCATCCGGATGCAGCCCGGCACCGTGCTGAAGAGCAAGTACGCCCAGGGCACCCTGCAGAGCGGCACCGTGGCAGAGGGCGAGGAGATCCCCTACAGCCAGTACACCGTCAAGGAGAAAGACTACGGCAAGATCACAATCGAAAAGTACGCCAAGGCCGTCTCCCTGGAGGCAATCCAGAACTATGGCTATGATGTGGCCGTGCAGAAGACCGATGACGAGTTCCTGTTCGACCTGACCGCAAAGGTTACGGACAAGTTCTACAAGTACCTGAACACCGGCAGCCTGAAGGGCACCCCCAAGACCTTCCAGATGGCTCTGGCCATGGCAAAGGGCAGCGTGGAGAACAAGTTCAAGAATATGCACCGCACCGTCACCGGTGTTGTGGGCTTTGCCAACGTCCTGGACGTGGCTGAGTACCTGGGCGCCGCCCCGATCACCATCCAGAACCAGTACGGCTTCCAGTACATCAAGGATTTCATGGGCTACAACACCATCTTCCTGCTGTCCGACGGCGAGATCGCAAAGGGCAAGGTCATTGCCACCCCCGTGGACAACATTGTGATGTACTACGTTGACCCCTCCGACAGCGACTACGCCAAGGCTGGGCTGGTGTACACCACCGCAGGCGAGGCCAGCAACCTGATCGGCTTCCACACCCAGGGCAACTACACCACCGCCGTCTCTGAGAGCTTCGCCATCACCGGCGTGACCCTGTTTGCTGAGTATCTGGACGGCATCTCTGTCCAGACCATTACCCCGGGTGAATCGGTCTAACCTGCAAGGGGGTGACTTTGCATGACCGTCCCAGAGCTGTGCGTTTACACGCACAATTTTTTTGACCGGGCAGATGATCCCGTTGCCGGGGAGTTTGCTTTTGAGCCGGATACCGTGCCCGCCGGGGTAGTGCCGGGGCAGTATTTCCTCGTGTGCGGATCCATCTTCAATGACGGCGTGCACAAGGCCGGGGACGGCGATTTGACCGCCGAGACCTTCACCGGGACGGTGCAGCCCATGCGCGTGCCGCCTGATTTTGTGGCGCTGGCTGAAAAAATCGACGCATACGACAAGGCGCTTCCGGCCGGTGGCGTGTATGTGTCCCAGTCCTTTGCTGGGTGGTCCGGCACAATGGCTACAGGCGCGGACGGCCTGCCCACAGACGGCAAGACCCGCTATAAATCCGAGATCAATCATTGGAGGAAGATGTGACATGGTCAACGCGTTCGCTGCATCCACCGTGATGCAGGGCTTTACCAAAAAATACCGCTTTCAGACGCGCAACTATGAGCCGGACGGCGTGGGCGGATTTGTGTCCGGCTGGCAGGACGGCCCCGAGTTTGAGGCCGTGGAACGCCACGATACCACTGTGGAAGCACAGGTGGCAGAGCAGGCCGACACGGCATCCACTTACACGCTACTTGTTGGCACCGGCGTTCCGCTGGCCTTCCCGGACTACATCAAGCGGGTGGACGGCGGGCAGACTTTCCAGATCACCAGCGCGGCAGATGAGGGCAAAGCCCCGCCGGAATCCGGCATGGGACTGCGGGCCGTAAAGTGCAAAAAGGCGGTGCTGCCGTAATGGGACCGTCTGAGAGCATCAACCGGGCGCTGAACGCTTTTTTCAACGGCTTTGGCATCCCGGGCTATCTGGAAGATAACATCCCTCCTGCCGCTTCACTGCCCTATCTGACCTACAAGCCCACCATCCCCGGCGGGTGGAACGAAACGGCATCCTTCCATGCCCGGCTGTGGTACCCCAGCAAGGGCGGCAGGGCACCCATCCTGCAAACTGAAGATACGATCAGCGCGGCCCTCGAGGACAGCACAACGCTTTCCTGCGAGGGCGGCGCTATTCTTTTGCAAAAAGGCACCCCATGGGCACAACCCCTCGACAACCCGCCTGAAGGGTATCTGTGCGAATATCTCAATTTTGAAATCACGCAATTTTGCGAGTAAGGAGCAATATGGCAAGAAAGTTTACCAAGATCAGCGCAAAAGCATTCGAGTCCATGCAGATCAATGCCGGTGTCGTGCTGAACACGTTTGACCCGACCGGCGCGACCGAGATCAAGGATGCAGACATCATCTGCGCAACCTCCGGCGGCGTGACGGCAGAGTGCAAGCCCAACATCACCGACCTTGGCGATGATGTGGACAACTGCCAGAAAAACACCGCAGAGCTGATGCAGATCGAGGACTACGACTGCACGCTGGCCTTTACGGCCCTGAACGTCACAACAGACGTTATCAAGCTGGCGCTGGGCGCAGCGGATGTGAGTGAAAAGAAGGTCACCCCCCGCATGACGCTGGACCCGACGGCAAGCACCGGCGACTTCAAGGACATCTGGTGGGTCGGCGACACCATCGACGGCGGCTTTGTGGCCGTCAAGTTGATGAACGCACTCTCCACCGGCGGCCTGTCCCTCAAGACCACCGACAAGGGAAAGGGCAATCTGTCTGTCACCCTGACCGGCTGCCCCCGGATGGGTGACGACGCCGTGCCTATGGAGTGGTACTACAGCCCCAAGGCCGCAGCATAAGGAGGACACCGCATGAAATTTTTGACAGAGCTGTCCGATGAAGATTTTCTGCGCCACTGCTGGCAGATTGCCGATGTGGCAGAGGAGGTCTTGGAAAAATCCAAGATCATGGAGCTGCGCAAGGTTCTGCCGGTCCTGACCGGCGAGGAAACGCCGGAGGAGCTGGAACAGAAGAAGAAGGAGCAGGCAAAAAAGAACATTCAGGCTATGGCAAAAAGCTTGCTGTTCGACAATGCCGCTGCTACCGCAAAGCTGCTTCCGCTACTCTATGAGCCGGACGTGGATGAAAACGGGGTGGTTGAAAACATCGGCCCGTTCAAGAAGATGCGCGCGGTGAAAGAACTGCTGAACAACGATGATGTGCTGGATTTTTTGCTCTGGTGTCTGCCGTTGGTGCTGGCGGGTACAGACGCCTGATTTCTTCCATCAGCCCGGACGCGCTGCGGCTGTTTGGCAGGCCGTACATTTTGCAGCACTGCCTGAACGCTTTGCGGCAAGAGCGCATCACGCTCAGCTATCGGGCGTACATGACGGACGCTCTGGCGCACCTTATAGGCGCGGAAGAGCGGTGGTACGACATGGTGGCCGGGCTTGTGGAAAACCGCCCACAGCCGCCGCAGCCGTCCGCTGATGAAGTGATAGCACGCATTAAAAATGGCTTGAACGGGGGTGATGAAGCCTGAAAATTTTTGAATTGAGCGCCACCCTCGGGCTGGACGACAGTGCCTACCGGCAGGGCATCCAGAATGTACAATCCGAAACAAAAAAAACCGTTTCTTCGCTGTCAGGAGAGTACAGCAAGGCCGCAAAGGCCGTAGTGGAACTGACCAGACGTTACAACGAATCGGTGGGCAAGACCGGCAAAGCGTCCTCTGAGACCAAAAATCTCAAGACCATGTTGGCGCAGGCAGAAGCACAGCTCAGGGCAACCACGACCGCGCTGAAAGCTGCAAACAACGGCATGGATGGCTTTGCCAGCTCCACGGAGAAAGCGTCCGGCAAATCTCTGGCCGGTGCCATTGCGCAGGGCACGATCATGGCGGGCGTTTTCTCGAAGCTTTACGCCGCTGCACTCAGTGCCACAGAGGGGTTCATCTCTTCCGGCATCGAGTATAACGCCCAGATCGAGAAATACACCACCGGCTTTACCAATATGCTGGGCAGCGCGGAAGCCGCCCAGCAGGTCATGAGCCAAATCCAGGAAGACGCTGCAAAAACCCCCTTTGACGTGGAGAGCCTGACACAGGCCAACCAGTACCTGATCTCTGCGGGCGAGAACGCTTCCTATGCCCGCAATACCATCATGGCGCTGGGCGACGCGGTCTCTGCGACCGGCGGCGGCAACGACGAGCTGAACCGGATGTCCCAGAACCTGCAGCAGATCGCCAACACCGGCAAGGCTACAGCAGCCGATATCAAGCAGTTTGCTTATGCCGGCATCGACGTGTACGGCATTTTGGCCGACTACACAGGCAAGTCCACCACCGAAGTGCAGAAAATGACAATCAGTTATGATCTGCTGACGCAGGCTTTGCAGGCCGCTTCCGAAGAGGGCGGGCGTTACTACAACAGCATGGACACCCAGAGCCAGACCATGAATGGCCGCATGTCTACCCTGCAGGACAATGTGAAGCAGCTGGCAGGATTGCTGACCGGCGATTTATCCAGCGGCTTCGGCGTTGTAATCGGCAATCTGAACGATATGCTCGTCGCAGCACAGGAAGCTTACAAAACGGACGGCTGGATTGGTCTCGCAGGCGCGATCACCGGCCTGACAGAGCCTATCAACACGGCAAAAAACGCTCTCAAGGACTTCGCAAGCAAAGCCACCACATGGCTGGATCAGCTGAGCTATAAACTCAACCGTTTTCTCGGAAAAGCCGCCACAGCAGACTTCGATACCTACGAAGAGTACGCGGATGCAAATAACCGGAAGAGTAACCGTAACAGGATGCGGGAAAATGCATTAAATGGCATTGGCATCAGCAACAAGAGCTGGTCGGAGCGTCAGGCGGAGCTGGCGGCAGCCAGCGGCAACGGCGGCAGCTCCATTACAACCAGCCCGTCCGGTTCTTCCACAGGCAAAAAATCCAGATCCTCCGGCTCCAAGTCCACTACCGAAACGGTCATTTCGTCCATCTCCAGCACGGCTACCACCACCGCACAGAATGCGCTGGGCACTGTGACCACCAGCATCCAGACCCTTACCGAGAAGGTCAAGGACAGCTCCGGCAAAATCAAAGACCGCATCACCGAGACCACCACCACGACCGGCAAGGAGATGGTGAACGGTGTTGCCACGACCTTTAAGCAGGTCGAGACCAAAGTCAACGGCACGGTCACAAAGGTCACAAAGACTTATGACGACATGTCAAAAACGCTGCTGGGAACCTTTACCAACGTCTCGGAAACCACCTTTGACGGCATCACCACAAAGGTGCAGCAGGCGGTGGAAAAGTACGCGGACGGCAGCGAGCATATCAAAAAGACCGTCACAGAGACTGGCCAGCGCATCGGCGAGAACGGCGCGGAGACCTACGAGAAGATCATCACCTACATCGACGGCGTTCAAGACAAGGTGACGGAGACCTCTACTCTTATCGACAAGAGCGTGAAGGGCACCCAGAACCGCATTGACCAGCAGCTGAGCGAGGCTTCCGGCCAGCTGGATAAGGGCATTTTCGGGATGGTAAAAAGCGCCTTTAGTGATGCCAAAAACGGTGACTGGGCAAGTCTTGGGCTGGATTTTGTCAATCTGATCTGGGGCGAAGTATCGCAGAAGCAGCGTGACGTGATCTCTGATTGGCTCAATAAGGCATTGACCGCAGTCAATGAAGGTTACTTCAGCGGCGGCATCGGCAAGGCGTTTGATATCTTCCAGAAGCTTTTTGCTGACGGCGGGGTAAAATCCGATATCGACGGTGTGACCAATTCGGTCAAGGCTTTTGGTGAGATCGTCAACGGTCTTGCAGGCTCCGGCGGCGTGGGCGGCGCTCTTGGCAGCATCGTGCAGAGCTTTTCCGGCATGGCAGGCGGCATCACCTCTGCGCTGGGCAGCATCGTGTCCTTTGTGGCAGCAAATCCCGTCCTTGCCCTGATCCTGGGCGTGGGTGCAGTCGCTGGCGGCATCGGCCTTGCCATGTGGATGGACAAGAAGAATAATCAGAAGCCTGTCAGCCACTACCAGAGTCCCTTTGACAAGACCGGCGTGTATGACAGTCTGGGCACCTTCTCCACCCGCGCAGCCCTGCAGTACCGCGTTACCGGCCAGCAGTCCATTGTTGACCGGCAGACCAGCATTCTGGAACGCATCGAGGGGATGCTGGACGAGCATCTGCCAGACATCGGCAAGGGTCAGGTGGTCATGGACTCCGGTGAGCTGGTGGGTGTGCTGTCGCCCCGCATGGCGACCAACGTAGATGCACGCATCGGCGTGACAGTGGAACGGAAAGCGAGGGGTGTGTAATGGCAAAGCTTCTGGGGGCAAAAATCGGCAATTTTCACACCCTGACAGATTGGGGGCTGTACCTCAAGGTAGGCAGCCCTAAAATCGGCGCGGCAGAACCGGAAGAATACCTTGTGCAGGTCACCGGCGCTGATTCGCTGCTGAACCTGACCACATGGGACGACGGCAAGGTGCACTATAAAAAGCGCACCATCACCATGGAGCTGCTCTGCAACGCGCCAAAAAGCAAGTGGCCCTACATCGAAAGCACCATTGCCAATGCCATTCATGGCAAGTGGCTACAGTGCCGCTTTGATGAAGACCCGGCGTGGTACTGGGAAGGGCTTTGGAAAGTCACACCCTCCCGCGACCGGCTTTCCAGCACCTTTACCATCACCGGCACCTGCAACCCCTTCAAGCGCAGCGTCTACGACGGCACCAACGACTGGCTGTGGGATGACTTCAACTTTGAAACGGACATCGTGCGCAACTACACGGATATCCCGCTCAAGGCAAACAAAGACGTTCAAGTGTCCATAACCGGTGCGCCCCGTGCGGCCGGCATCTACTTCCAGCGCAGCGAGACCGCCGCAAACATCGCGGTGTCTCTCAATGGCTTTGAGGTGGGCATTCTGGCCAAGTCCACCGACTGGCAGTATATCGAGGGGCTTACTATGCCGGATGGCGTGGTGGGCACCCTCGTTTTTGCTGCATCGGCAGACTGCAGCATCAGCATCAAGTATTTGGGGGCAAGCCTATGAGCTATAAAGTTTATGCTGGCGTGCAGACGGATGTAGACACATGGAAAACTAAGATCTGTATCCACGATATCAGCGATATTACCGACACGAAAAAGCTCATCAGCCCCACGCTGACCCGCGAAGTGGGTAAAGCTGGCTCTTTTGAGTTTACCATGCCGCTGGGCAATGTGGCACACTCTGCGCTGCAAAAGCTGCGCACTACGGTAGAGGTGGAACAGGACGGCGTTTCCATCTGGCAGGGCCGTCCCATGAGCCATGAACAGGATTTTTTGATGCGTCAGAAAATCTACTGCGAAGGGGAGCTTGCATATCTGAATGATAGCGGCATTGCGCCGTACGCTGCAAAAAATGTGAGCTTTTCGCAATTTTTGGAATGGATCTGCGATAACCACAACGGAATGGTAGATGCATACAAAGCTTTTACTCCTGGCAATGTGCAAATGGACATTCCCATGATCGTGCCCTATATCGACGGCATCAAAGTCGTGCAGGTGGGTTACAGCTACGATTCTAATGATGGAGATTACATTTACCATTGGGGAATTGTAGATCCCGTGGATGGAAAGACGAATATTTTCTATGAGGAAACAGAGATCAACAAAGCTTCCTGCCTGAGCTGGGAAATCGATGAAGAGCACATTGCGGAAGGTCGCATTATTTCACGGATTGGAAGCAACAATTTCCGCGTGCGTCTGTTTGCAGCCTATGTAAAGGGCAAAACGTACGCCGCAAAGGTCGAAGTGAAAAAAGCCGAAATCGTCTGCGGTACTTGCAACAAGAATTTTGGCACGTACTCCATTTACAACGTTGAGCAGGCATCTGAATCCAAGACCTTTAAGATCACCGAGCAAAACGGGAAATACATCCTTGCTATCAACGGCAAGACTGATTCTCGCTTTTTGTTTGATGTGAAGGAACCTACATACAGCTTTGGCGATGGAAAAAACTATGGCGTTACATGGGACATCTTGCAGAGTGAGCTGGTGGAAAAGTACGGCGGATATCTGGTGCTGCGCCATGCAGAAGATCCTGACGGAAAACCGCGCCGGTATCTGGACTATCTGCAGGCGATCACCGATAAAAACAGCCAGACGGTGGCTTTTGGAACAAACCTGCTGGATTTGACCAACAACGTCAAAGCAGAGGATATCTACACGCGGGTGATCGCGGTAGGTGCCAAAAAGATAACATGGCTTGTTTTTTCATGGGGAGAAACCATTACAGAAACCGCAAACGATCTGGCTGCACAAAAGCTTTTTGGCATCATCACAAAAGTGATCTTTATTGAAGGCATCGAAAGCACGCCGCAGTCTTTGCTGGATGCGGCAGAGGAAGAACTTGCCAAAAATCTGCGCTATCTGAACGGCATGACAGTCAAAGCGGTCGATCTGAAAGACGCTGATATTGATGTCAGCCGTATTGCAATTGGAAAGCAAACGCACATTTTCTCTGCACCGCATGGTGTAGATACCTGGCTGCTGTGTTCCAAACTTGTTGAGCCGTTGGATTCGCCGGATAAAAAGGAGTTTACATTTGGCACTGAGTTTTCCAGCATCAGCGACCTGCAAGCTTTGAGTGCACGCAAAGCGTCCGATGCTTACGACTTGAGTCGATCGCTCAAAGGGTACATGTCAGGTTAATGAGACAGGAGGTGTTTTATGGATAAAACTTTTGATGAAGCCATTGCGGGAATCCGTAAGGCTGAGCGCGGCGTGGAAGTCCGCGAGGACATTGCACAGGGCATGGAGTACGTCAAGCAGTACGCCGAGGAAGTGACAGACCAGCAGCAGGCCGCCCTGCAGGCCGCTCAGACCGCCACCGGAGCAGCCAGCACCGCGACGAAAAAGGCCGCAGCAGCTGCAGAGAGCGAAAGCGCTGCCCGGACCTCCGCCGCCGAAGCAGCCCGAAACGCACAGTCAGCGTCCGCAGACGCAAAGAGCGCGGGAAGCTCTGCCGCTTCTGCCAAAGCTGAAGCGGACAGAGCTGCGGCCATCGTGAGCACCGACAAGACGCTAAGCGTCGAGGGCGCTCCGGCTGACGGAAAGGCTGTTGGTGACGTGCTGAAAGGCGTGATAAGCGCAGACGCTGTAAAGACCTTGATTGCAGACGCTCTGGCAGAAGACCATGCCAAAATCAAATTTTGGATTTCGGAAGACCCCACCAGTCCTGCCGCACTGTTCGGCGGTACATGGCAGGAGATCGCATCGGAGCGCGTGCTGATGGGTGCCAGCAAAAGCCACGCAGCGGGCACCACGGTGAAAGCCGGTCTGCCAAACATTGTAGGTAGTTTAAGCGAAACCTCAAATAACGGTAAAACATCACCATTTCGCGGTAATGAAAACGCCATATCGTCAATAGGTGCTTTGGCAGTTACAGAGGTTAGCTCTCCTTTTTGTGGATATGCTGGATATGAAGGGTCGACATATGATATTTCTTTTGATGCTTCTCGCTCGAATCCTATCTACGGCCGCAGCGCCACCGTGCAGCCTGCCGCCTACTATGTGCACATCTGGCGGCGCGTGGCATGAGAAAGGAGGTTTTGAACCATGAAGATCATTGACGAGACCGGCGCGGTCGTGGAGAACCCCGACCTGACACTGGGCTACCTGACCACCAGCACCGAAGAAGTCACCCACCCCGCCGTAGAGGGCGTGGAGGAGCAGTGGCACTGGGAGACCGTGACCGAGTATCCGAACGGTGGCAAGGACGTGCAGAAGATCGTTGACCGCCCAGGCGTACCGGCACAGGAAGAATGGGTGGAACAAGTGCCAATCCAAAAGTATGTCCGCTACACCGCCGAAGAGCTGGCCGCGCGGGAAAAAGAGCGCCAGCAGGCCGAGGAAGCAGCCCGTCTGCCCGAGACGGTGGCGGCACTGCAGGAAGATAACAAGACACTGAAAGAAGAAAACAAGATGCTTAAGCAATGTCTGATGGAAATGTCGGAGATTGTGTATGCATAAAATCACACAAAAATTAGAAAGGTTGGTACGTATGATGGCTAAGTTGTGGGCACAGGAAATTATGTTCGCTGAGACTATGGAAGAGGCAAAGGCTCTGTATGAGCGCTGCCCCCGCCTGCTGAAGGAGAAGGTCAAGGCAATTCTTATCAAGAGCGGCTTTGAGGAAATCACGCAGTAAGGAG